TTTAGCTGTAGGTAATTATTTATTAAATTTTGAAGGTGATGTAACTACACCAACATCAAGATTAACTAGAATTAATCAAGTACAGGGAGGCAAAACAACTACAGATTTTCCAACTATCCCTTCTGCTACTACTGCGTTATTGATAACATGCCAATCAGAAATTTCTGTTACACCAGTAGCATCGCTTTTAAAGGTTGAGTTATATTATCCGATTGATTCTTGGGTAGATTACCTAAACATTTTTACATTAGATGGATTTAGGTTAGATTCAACCAAGCATGTACCTGATGGCAGTAATGATCGTCAAAACAGCATTTTAAGTGGTACATTAAGCGGTACAAATCTATTTAAAGCTTTAACAGATAAAGAAACTATTAACTTTCGTTATGTAATTGATACATTTGGAAATGGTATAGAAAGTGGATCTAAATCCATATACACTCACTTATGTCAAACAAGGAAAAATGCATTAGCTATTATTAATGCGCCTTCGGCTAAAGACTTTAAGTCTAATATTAACCCTTCATTTAAAGATATAACTGGATCAATATCATCTAGATTTATTTCTACTGGTGGAGATCTTTCATTAAACCCTGCTGTTAGATACTCTCTACCTGCAACCACACAAGGTGGAAGTTGGGGAGCATTCTATTATCCTTACATTACTGTAAGGGATCTAGGAAAGAACATTAATGTTCCTCCTGCTGCTTATGTATCAAATAACTTTATTGCAAAGTATGAAAATGCATTACCGTGGTCTTTAGTTGCAGGTGTTCGTAGAGGTGTTGTAGGCGGCACTGGTGTTGTAGGATTAGAAATTAATCTTGATTTAGAAGATAGAGAATACTTAGAGCCATTTGGATTAAATCCTATCATTTTCCAGAGTGGTACTGGTCCAACTATCTTTGCAAATAAAACTGCACAACAAACACCAAAATCTGCGTTAAGTTCAATTAATGTTAGAGAGGTTGTTATTTACATCCAAGATGGTATTGATGCAATTCTTAAAAACTATCTATTTGAATTTAATACAGCACAAACAAGATTAGAAATTAAAACTCTTGCTGATAACTTCTTATCAGGTGTACAAAATGATGATGGTGTTTATGACTTCAGAAATATAATGGACGAAACAAATAACACACCAGATGTTATTGATCAAAATATTGGTATCCTAGATACTTTTATTGAACCTGTAAGAGGAATGGAAATTTTAGTTCAAAGAACAACTATTTTAAGAACAGGTGCAATTAGTTCTGGAAACTTCCAATAAGAAATAAATAAAAAGAATAAATAAAAAAAAAGTTAAGCTATGCCATTACCACATTACACCCAATCAAAGGCAAGTAATAACAGATATGAGCCAATTCAGCCTAATCTATTCGAGATAACTTTGTTTAGCCCGAATGGAGATGATACTGGTTTAATACTTGAGCATGTTAAATCAGTTGGTGGTTTAAATGCATTGAACCCATCTGTAGATGCAATAGGCCAAAAATATAAATTTGCAGATCGTTCGTTTGCAGGTATGCCTGCTCAAACCTTTGTAGATCTTACCATCGCGTTTACATTAAATCTAAATGATGCAAACGAAAATTATATTTATAATATGATGAGAAACTGGTACAAATTAATCTATGATCCATTAACTGGTGAAATGGGATTAAAGAAAGACTATGTTGGAAGCATGATTATTGTTCAGTATAATAGAGCTGGTGATATTTTTAGAAAGATTACACTTAAGGACATTTTCCCAACTGGAGCTCCTGATTTTATTGATGCTCTTGATTATGGTACAGCTGATGCTGCTGAATTAACAGTTGTTTATAGATGTGACCATTGGGTTGAAGAAAACGTTGGATCTTAAATCTAAATTAATTTTAAATTTTAATAAAAACTGGCTTTATGCCAGTTTTTTTATCTTATCACTAATATATAATATAGAATACATAATCTATATAACATGATCATATTTAAAATAGAAAACATATCTAATGGTAAAACCTATATAGGATATGCAGCCAATGATAATCCTAATAACTTAGGAACAGGCAAATACATTAAAAGAGCTGTAAAGGATTTTGGTATAACTTCATTTAAGAGAGAAGTTTTAGAAACGTTTAATACTGATGATTTTCTAGGTGTTATTATGGATAGAGTTGAATTTTGGATTAAGAAGTTTAAATCTGATAATCCTAAATATGGATATAATGAGAGCGTACAAGAAATGATTCCTATTAAAAAGAAGCTAACAAAAAAGTTACAAGTTCTTTTAACACCAGAAGATGAAGATAATCTAAACACAATAATAATTCAAAAATCAATGGAATTTGGTGTAAAACCAATTCCTATTTCTAGATATGTTAGAAATGTTATAGTTGAACATATCGTAGAAGAAACCACAACAGAAAAACAATTAACAAAAACAAAATAATATGAGTACTCACGAAGATAACGTTAAAAAAGAATTTGAGGCCGCTGAAGCAATCCAAGCAGAAGCTGTAGTAATTAATGAAGAAAAGGTTACAAACTTAGGTAAAGTTGATCCTACTAGAGGTATGGGTACTACATCACCTGATGATCCAGAGATTAAGAGAATACAAGAATTAGTAGGATATATGAAACTTGATTTAGGAAATCTTCCATCAGGTGGAAAATTTTATCGTGATGACTTTGAAATTCATATTAGAGCAGCGAGGGTTGGTGAAATTAGAGATTTCTCTACTATTGATGAAGATAACATTAGAGATGTAGACGAAAAATTAAATGCTATTCTTGTAGGATGTACTAAAATTATGTATAATACACAACGCGGCTCATATCGCGATATTCTTGAGGAAGATAGAATTTATATTTTATTGTCTATTAGAGAACTTACATTTAAAACAGGTGAAGCAAAACTAATGATGCCTGTTGGAAAAAAGAAATGTACAACCAATTCTTGTAAGTCTCAAGAAAATGTAGAGTTAAGAACTTCTAATCTTCAATTTAATCAAGTAGATGAACTTATTGAAAATTACTATGATAACCAAAATAAATGTTATACTGTCGCTACTAAAAGTCATGGTGAATTAGTATTAGCACCACCAACAATTGGTGTTATGAGAGGTATTACTGATTGGGCTAGAAAAAGAGAAGAAGAAAATAAATCATGGGATAAGTCTTCTCTTGGTATATTGCCATATGTGCAAAGAGAATGGAGAGGCTTTGACGAAAAACAAATATTTTCTGCTATGACCGCATTTCAAGGGTGGGACGCTGGCAAATATTCTGTAATATTTAGACTTGTAGAAAAAATGAAAATAGGTATTAAACCAGAGTTTATATACCCATGTATATCCTGTGGTGCGGAGGTCACAGTACCGCTTTCCTTTCCCGGCGGCATCAAATCTCTGTTCATTATTCAAGATATCTCTTCTGAGCTTTTATAAGATAAGGGTACTTCTTATGGAAAAATTGCATGTTCAGCCTACCGAGCTTGATGTGCTACCTTACTATGAATTTGAATATACTCTTGAGTTGTATAATGAAATTATTAAAGAGCGTAATGATGAAGATAAAAAGAGAAATCAAGAAACGCAAGATAGTTATAATTTAGGTGGTATGCAAAAGAATGCAGCAAATATGACTAAAGGTATGTCTAGTTTTAAACCACCTACTATGCCTAGTATAAATACACCAAGGTTCTAAATATATAAATTAGAAATAATTTCTATTTCATAAAAAAAATATCACTAATTGGCAACAGTGACCTTGAAGGATCTTATGGATCCTCTGGCTAAAATAGCAAAGTCAACCGAGGATACCTCAACAAAGCTTGATGCAGTTGTTGCTGCTTTCACTGGTAGCAGCAATGGTGGGAGTCAAGCTATTATTACTGAGTTACAAACACAAAGCGATATATTAAGGGCTATTGTTGGGGGCAGTGGTAGTCAAGCTATGATTTCTGAATTGCAAACACAAAGCAACATATTAAGGGCTATTGAGTCTAACACTAGAGGTGGCAGTGGTATACAGGTTAACGGTAAACAAATAGATCAAGATAAGCTTAAAGAAGGCGCCGAGGCTATTAAAATGTTAGGAGGAGGCGCTGCATCTCTTGCATTTGGTTTATTAACATTTATGTTAGTACCAAAGAATGTCATTAAAAAATTTACTGCAACTATTAAAGACTTAATGGCTGCATTTGACGAGGTAGATGAAAAAAAGGTAAAAGAAGGGGCTGCGGCATTTCAAATGATTTCACAATCAATTGGTCAATTTGCTAGAGGATTAGCGGCTGCTGCATTTTTATTAATTCCTGGTTACATTGGTGCACTATTACTTAAAGCTACATTAGCTTTATTATTGCCAACATTCGAACTTTTAGGTGATCAAGACAAAAATGTAGGCAAAGGGGCTGAGGTATTAGGATTAATGGGAGACTCATTACTTAAATTTGCTAAAGGCCTTGTTATGGTTGCAATTGCATCAGTAATAGGTATTTTATTTACTCCAATAATAGTTCTCGCAATGGTACTTCTTGGCGGGGCGTTTGCGCTATTAGGAAAATTTGATAAATCAATAAGACAAGGAGCTCGAGCTCTTCGTATGATGGGCAGCGCATTAATTATGTTCTCTGTTGGAATAGTTACATTTGCATTAGCATCTCTCTTTATTTTATTAAAACCAATAATTTTATTGGCTATGGTAGGAACTATTATTCTTATAAGTACTGCATTTGCTCTTATAGGATTAGTAGATAAATCAATTAGGAAAGGCGCTATAGCAATGGTTATTATGGGCATTGGATTAATATCGTTTTCAATTGGTTATTTAGTATTTGCTTTAGTGACTAAGGATATGACTCTTGAGAGATTAGGAATACAAGCCGCAATCATTGCTGGAATTGGTCTTGTTACTGCTGGTGCAGGTTTAGTGTTTAGCCAATTGGTACAAGGTGCTATTGGTATTGCTGCTATGGGGGTTGGCTTACTTGTATTTAGTCTTGGCTATTTACCTTTTGCTGCAGTTACTAGGGATATGACCATAGAAGATGTTGGTGTTCAGTCAGGTATCCTACTAGCGTTAGGTTTAGAATTTGCTGCGGCTGGTGTTGGTGCATTGTTCATTTTAGGTGGTGCTGCGGCTTTTGCTGCAGTAGGAGTATCTTTGGCTATATTATCCGGCGGATTATTAGCATTTAAGTCAATTAATTTTGATAAGGATGATGCTGATAACTTAACTACAACTTTAGTAGGAGTTAAAGCAGCATTTTTAGGAAACGCTGGAGCAGATGAAGGGTTCTTTTCTAAATTAGGTGGCGCTATTACTGGTGCGGTTGATGCCGTTAGAATGGCCGAAGCTGCAGTAGGCTTTACTGCTGCTGGAATTTCGTTAATGGTCTTGTCAAAAGGGCTAAATTCATTTAAATCTGTAGGTTGGAATGATGATTTATCCAAAGAATTGGTTACAATGTTAAATGGTGTTACTACTGCATTTGCATTAGCTGGGCAAGAAAAACAGGTACCAAGTACTTCTTTCTTTGGTCAAATGTTTGGATTTAAAGCAAATTCTGTTGAAGAAGGCATATATGCAGTGATGGGTGCTGGCAAAGCATTATCAAAAATTGCAAAAGGCCTAAAAGATTTTCAATCTCTTATTAATAGTGGAATTAAATTTGGAGAGCCTGATGCAAATGGGCACTATGAGGAAGGTACATTAGGATATGCTGTTACAAATACTATAGGTTTTATTAGAACTGCGTTTGCTGCAGTTGCAGGGGAAGGTAGTGTACAAGGTGGTGGATTTTTTGATACCTTATTTAATGTTAAGAGAAATAAGGTAGACGAAGGTATTAGATCTGTTATGGATTCTGGAAAAGCATTAACAAATATAGTAAATGGGCTTAAGTCTTTTCAAGCATTAATTGATAGTGGTGTTCAATTTGGAGAGCCTGATAAAGATGGCAGATATCAAAACGGTACATTAGGATATGCTGTTACCAACACAGTAGGTTTTATTAGCGAGGCTTTTGCTGCGATAGCAGATCAAGGTAATGTTAAGGCTGGTGGTATTATGGGATCTTTATTTGGTATTAAGAAAAACAAGGTAGCAGAAGGTATAGAATCAGTAAAAGGTGCAGGTAAAGAATTAACAAATATTGCAACTGGACTTAAGTCCTTTCAAGAAATGGTTGATAACGACATTGATTGGGACAGACTAGGTAAGACTATTAAGAAAGCCGTTACTTTTGTAGGCGAAGCATTTGCATCAATTGGTAGCGGGGAAAACGAGGAAAGCGACGGATGGTTTATATTTAGCTGGGATGAAAATAAAATTAAAAAAGGGGTTGATGCAGTTGGTGGCGCTGGTAAAGAGTTAACAAATATTGCAACTGGCCTTAAGTCTTTTCAGACATTAATTGATCAAGGCGTTGATTTTGATACATTAGGACTGACTATTAAAAATACTCTTACACTTGTTGGCGATGCTTTTGCAAACATAGGAGGTAGAGAAACATCAGATGGCTGGTTTGGTATGAGCCTGTGGGATGAAAATAGTGTCAAAAAAGGAATAGATAATATTGATGGCGCTTCGGATAAATTAATTGATATTGCAAAAAGTCTTAAGGCTTTCGCAGATCTTAAAAATCCTAAGGCTATTGCAAATAGTATTAAGTCAATATTTACATCAATAGGAAATACATTTACATATTATTATGAAAAGCCTAGATTTAGATCTCAAGTTGATCATATGCAAGGATTTATTTCTGAAATATCTAAGAATGCTGGAAAAGGACTTATTCATAAAGCAGCTGATGGAATGTCTAAAATGGCAGCTGCTATTAATAAGATAGATGCAGATAAAGCAGAATCATTTGCAAACTTATTTAAAGGCGCAGGGGAATTAACAACAAACACAATGGCTTATTTTCAGTTGCTTAATGCAGTGGAAGATATTAGAGACGCATTAAGTGGCAGTTCCGATGAAGGTCTCTTTTCTAAAATAGGCGGTGCATTAGGCGATGCTATTACAGGTGGAGGAAAAGAAAAGGATTCTGAAAAGGGTCTTGGTACTACTCTTAAGAGCATCAACAGTACATTAGGTAATATAAATAGTACAATGAGCCAATTACCTTCTTCTATACAGGCTATTAAGATCACTGTAGCTAACCCATGAGTTAGCAACATAAAAAACTTTTTCTTAGAAACATAAAACTAAGTTATCCTGTTACTATATAAAATTATCAGATTGTTCAACTAAAAGTATAGTAATTATGGATAAGAGTATTGTTTGGTTTGATTTAGAAACCACAGGAGTTAACACAGCAACAGATAGGATCATTGAGATCTGTATGATAAAAACAGATTTTGAAGGTAATGAGATTAGTTCTTTTTATACACTAGTTAATCCTGGCCCAAATGTTGAATGGCGCCAAGAAGCTATTGATAAACATGGTATAACACCAGATCTATTAGAAGATCAAGATCGTTTTGAATTTATTGCAAAAGAAGTAGTTGACTTTATTGGTGATAGTCATCTTGGTGGTTATAATGCACTCTACTTTGATATCCCAATACTTACCGAAGAACTTATGAGATCTGGAATTGTTTTTAATTCTAGAGAACGGGCAGTATTAGATCCTTTCTTAATCTATTCAAAATACGAAAGGAGAGACTTAAGTACTGCTTACACTAAGTACACTGGTAAGACCTTAGAAGGTGCGCATAGAGCTGAAACGGATATTCGTGCGACTATGGAAATATTCCAGGCTCAGCGTCAGTTATACACAATGGCACAATCACCAGAAGAAATAGATAAAGAAGTAAATGAATCTAGACAAAACCAAGTTGATCTAGGTGGTAAGTTTAAGTTTGCCGAAATTAATGGCAAACGAGAAATTGTATTTAACTTTGGTAAATGGGCAGGTAAACCTTTCCGTGAAGTTTATGAGGCGGACTCACGCTACAT